CGGCAAGGCCCTGCTCGACAACCTGCCGGACGAGTTCGCCGAGGTGCCCAGCTCGCCGGCATCGCCTGCGCCCAAGGCCTGATCAGGGGCCCGCAAGTACTTCCCGGTGGGGCCTGAATCGGTCTCTGCGGCCGAGGGCACCCATTGCGGGCCCCATTGGGTAGCCAGCTTTACTCATCGATTTACGGACTCGCTGGGAGCTTTACATGATCGAGCTTCGGTGCAGCGGGACCATGCACGGCAAACTTGGCAACCACATACTGGAGGTCAAGTGCGGCCGCCGAGGTTGTGGTGCGGTCAAGGGGGTAGTGGTCCTCCACACCTTCGACCTGGAAACCGGCCTCCTGGTTGGTACCAAGAAGTACGCTGATCCGATAAAAGAAGGGGAGCATCATGCCTCTCGGTAATACTCTGCCGTTCGGCCTCCGGGACGTTCGGCTCTACCCCCTGACCTCGGCTGGTGCCCGAACCACTGGGGTCGACCTGCCCGTCTCCCGTACCTTCAGCTTCAAGGAGACGGTGTCCGCGGAGCAGCTCGAGGGCGACGACGTGGTCCAGGCCATCCATGACTACCAGCCCATCGTGGAATGGGAGCTGGAGGCCGGCGGCATCAGCCTGGAGGCCTACGCAGTCATGGCCGGCGGTACGGTCACGGCCACGGGTACCACCCCGGCCCAGATCAAGACCTTCTCCAAGCTCACCACGAACAGCCGGCCCTACTTCGAGGTCGAGGGCCAGGCCATCTCCGACAGCGGCGGCGACATGCACTGCGTCGTCTACCGCTGCAAGGCCGACGGCGACCTGGAGGGCTCGTTCGAGAACGGGTCGTTCATGATGACCAAGTGCGCCGGCAAGGGCCTCGGACGAACCGACAACCAGAAGCTGTACGACTTCGTCCAGAACGAGACGGCCGTCACCATCACCTGATCCACACACCAAGATACTGTCACGGGAATTTGGTCATCCGCGAATTTGATGACCATTTTTTCTTGATCAGTAGGCAATAAAAGGCATGCCGCAGTGCTGCCACCCCAAAAGTTGTTGGTTGGTCATTTTGCAAGCAATCAGACAAGCTGATTTGCATTGCCAAAATGAACCATACCGAACATACTTCTTGGGTAGGCGCTTGCACGGAGGCTAAACGATAACCAACAAAAACGGAAGAAGACGGCCATGACCGCGAAAACCAGGAAGCCCACCAAGGCCTCGTCGGCTACCGAGTGGAAGAAGAAGGCCGCCGGCGAGCTGATCGATCTGCCCTCGGGGCTCACCATGAGGGTACGTAAGATCGGCATCCAGGCGCTGATGAAGACCGGCATCATGCCGAACTCTCTCATGGGCATCGTCCAGAGTAGCCTGGATAAGGGCAAGGGCCGCCCGGGCATGGACGAGGCTGCCGTGATGGAGCTGATCGGGGACGAGAAGAAGGTCCGGGAGATCGGCGAGTTCATGGACAAGATGGTGATCGCGGTCGCCATGGAGCCCAAGATCCACCCGATGCCGGCAGTAGTCGATGGTGTGGAAGCTGCCCGCGACGACGAACTGGTCTACGTCGATGAGGTGGCGGAGGAGGACAAGATGTTCCTCTTCCAGGTGGTGACGGGTGGTACCACCGACGTGGAATCCTTTCGTGAGGAACTCGGCTCTACTATGGATGACATTCGTGGACGCCAAGACGTGGAACTGCCGGCCGAGTGACCTGCTGGCGATCACGGATGACTATGTAGCTTTCTGCCTAGACCAGGCGGTAGGCTACTTCGGCAGAGTGGTAGAGGCCGATCTCGAAGCGGTGGAGGGTAAAACCGACGCCGAGCGTAATCAGAAGCGAGACCGAGTACTTCAGAAGTACATCGGTGACGAAGACGAAAAGCCCCGTCGCGGTCAGTTTGCTGACCCGGCCGCGATGTTTTCATAGGAGGCTCTTATGGCTGGTGGGCTCGGGACCATCAGTGGACAGGTTCGTCTCGACATAACCCAGGCCATAGCAGCCTTTGCCGCTCTGAGAACATCGTCAGCTGCTTCTACTGGGGCGATGACCACCGCCGGTACGAGGATGTCGGCTTTCGGCAAGGCCTCGACGGTGGCTGGTCTCGCCCTGGTGGCTGCCTTCTCGGTCGCCATTAACAAGGCAGCTGACTTCGAGAAGAAGATGGACTACTTCGGCGCGGTGAACAATGCCACGGCGAAGGAGATGGAAGGGGTCCGTAAGAAGGCCCTGGAACTTGGCAAGACTTCTCAGTACTCTGCCAGCCAGATAGCCGATGCCTTTGTAGAGCTGGCTAAGGCTGGTGTCTCGGCTCAGGATATCACGAATGGCATGGCTGACGCCATGGTCAACCTGGCTTCGGCTGCGGACATTGACCTGGCCCAGGCTACCAACATCGTGACCTCGCAGATCCAGGCCTATGGTCTGGCTGCTAAGGACGCAGTCCACGTTACCGACCTCATGGCTGGTGCGGCTAACGCATCGATCATCGACGTCGAAGACATCGGCGTTTCCATGAAGTACGTGGCCGGTGTAGCCCACTCACTGGGCATCTCTATAGACTCGACTACCGAAGCTATCTCCCTGCTGGGCAAGGCCGGCATCAAGGGATCGACAGCCGGTACATCGCTACGCCAGATCATGGTCTCCCTGGCCGGTGCTACCAACAAGGCCCAAGGGGTACTCGAGGACCTTGGCATTATCACCCTCGGCCCGGGTGGTACTACCAACAACGCGTTCTTCGACGCCACGGGTAAGGCCAAGGACCTCGCCACAGTCTTCCAGATTCTGCAGGATCACACTGTAAATCTGACTCAGAAGGAGCGCCTGATGGCGTTCCGAACCATCTTCAACAACCGAGCTCTGGCTGCTTCCTCCATCCTTACAAAGGCCGGTTCCAAGGGCTTCAAGGATATGGCCGATGAGATGTCCAAGACCACCGCGGCTGATGTCGCGGCTAAGCGGATGGACAACCTCAGCGGCGACATCAAGCATCTCAAGGGTAACATTGACACCCTGCTGATCCAGGCCGGTACGCCCTTCCAGAACTTCCTGCGTGGCATCGTCCAGGGTTTGACCCGGGTCATCCAAGTCTTCGCCCGACTGCCTGCGGGAGTGCAGACCGGCATCATGGCTTTCATCGGCATCGCCGGGGTGATCCTCACCTTCGTGGGAGCAGTGGCTCTTATCGGTGGTACTGTGCTGAAGGCCATCGCGGTCTTCAAGCAGCTCTGGGGTGCCATGAAGCTGCTCTGGGTCATCACCAAGGCACTGACCGTGGCTACCTGGGAACAGACCGTAGCCGCCCTCAGTAACCCGTACGTGCTCTTGGCGATGGCGGTAGTTGCCCTCATCGTCGGCTTGGTGGTGCTGTACAAGAAGTCCAAGGGCTTTCAGGCCCTGATGGATGCCATCGGTCGAGGCTTCAAAACCGGGTTCGTCGCTACGGTCAACTGGTTCAAGACTCTACCCAAGTTCTTCAGTGGGCTATGGAAGGACATCACTCACTGGTTCGAGGTGGGTGTGGGATGGGTAAAGAAGAACTGGGATCTGCTACTCATAATCTTCTTCGCCCCGATTGGCATCATCGTTACGGTGATCCGTCGGTTCGGTGCCGACATCGTCAACTTCCTCAAGGCCATCCCTGGTCGGGCAGTGGCTTTGCTGAAGTCCGCTTGGGATAGCTTCGTAGCTTTCCTGGTAGGACTGCCTCGAGCGCTGGGCTATGCTCTGGGATTCGCCCTCGGTACTCTGGTCCGGTGGGGCATCCAGGTTGCCACCTGGGGTATCCAGGCAGGTACTGCAATAGTCATGGCTATCGTCTGGTTCTTCGTGCAGCTGCCGGTGATCATCGCCCAGTGGCTGACGAAGACCTGGAACAGCTTTGTCCAATGGGGCACTAACATGGCCCTCGCCTCGGCTAAGGCCGGAGTCGATGTATACCATGGCCTCATCAACTTCTTCCAGAAGCTGCCGGGTCGAGCTTGGGCCTTGTTCCTTGATCTCAACCGCCGAGCCATCAAGGCTTGGAGTGACCTCAAGACCTGGGCAGGCAAGACTGGGTCAAGCGTCTTCAACTCCATAGTCAACTTCTTCGCTCGACTGCCCGGTCGTATCTGGACACTGCTGGGCAATCTCTACAACAATGCCGTTCGCATGGGTGGCCAGATCATCAACTGGGCTACCAACCTCGGCACTCGGGCTTATCAGGGTATCGCCAATGCTCTTGGTAACCTGCCTGGGCTGGTGTGGAATATCCTCGGGCGAGTGAAGGATGCCTTCCTCGGCATGGTATCCTCGGCCTTCAATGCTGCCAAGAGCTTTGCCGGCGGGCTCTGGGACGGCTTCAAGGATGGACTGGGTATCCACTCGCCCTCTCACATCGAGCGGGCCATGTGGGCGATCACCAAGGTTACTGGGCAGGAGTCGGTGAAGCTGGGCAAGCAGGTCTCAGGTCTACAGAGCATGGCTGGGCAAATCGATGAGACCAACCCCGCTAAGTCTACTGCGGCCCTGGGTACTGCTACCATGTCCTCTCTCACGAGTACCATGATGAAGCAGGCGGCAATGCTACAAGCTGCCTCGGCTTCGATGTTCCCAAGTGCTGCTGCGCTGGGGCTCACCTCGACGGCCGCCAAATCGAGCGCATCAAGCTCTTCCGCAACGAGCCAGAATAGCTCTCTGATTCAGCGGAGCATT